CTCCTGCAGATATTATGCAAAGATTAATCTTTGCTTATACTGTTTAAGTATCCCGTCTCCTAGATGACAAATTATTATTGTCAAATCTCCAATCGAATTACCCGTAAGCCAACTGATAAAATCGGTTAAGCTTACCATAACGTAGTTCGATCGACTTAGGCGCTACATACTCACCAAATTGATCCAGTTCTCTTTGAGAATTAGGAACGATTTGTGGTAAAGTACGTCGTAATCTGCTATAGCCATCTTCGGAAATCTCAGTTTTTACTGGGACTACTTTGATAGCCATCACATGACCCTTCCTGTCTATACCCATCGTTTCGTTGGTGATCCACGCTAATTCGGTTGACGATGTCAACCGGCATAGGTATGGGGAATCCAACAAGCCATAAGGCAACAGCTGACCAACATAATTCTCTACTGAAGAGTAGAGCAGTTCTGCAGTAGCCGGAAAACCGCCTAACTGTAGATTCTGAGCCAACGATGTTGAGCTCAAAATGGTCTGATTCATCTCGTTCGAAATGGACGTCAAAAGACGTCTCGTCCGAGCCGGATGCGAGCTGTGAAACTCGGTATGATTCATTGGACTTGTGTTGCATACTGGAACGAGCCTTCTGGCTCGAATAGGGGTAACAGTGTTCCCGAAGAAACTATCTTCACCACAACTTTCTAAAAAGTTGGAGTTGATAAATGACTTCTGGTGATTCACCAATAACCCATGAAATTCCAGCACATCAGCAGCGCGTTTAGCGTACCACGTCTCACAAATGACGTCGTCGCCGTACACATAAACTACTTGCTTGGCTTCCTCAAGAGGTAAGCCTTCGACGATTAAATCGCCGATGAGTAGAGAGTATACACACCATGCTAATGTTGTGAAACAAAGCGCCGAGCCCATTGGGGCAAATTTTCGGAGCTTATGGCATACGGAAAAAGCCTCGCTTTCATAGCGAGTCCATTCTGTACGACATGCCAATAAATCTGCAAGGTAGTGAGAACAATCGCCGAATAAATATTCGACGAGCTCGAGAGAAACCCGATCCGAGGCATCCTTTAGATCAAGAGTAGAATACTCTTTGTCTACGGAATGAATCTTAACGAGATCTCTATTGATAGTCTGGTCTGAAAAATTGACTTGACCTGAAGATACGGGATGTGACTCTATTTGCTTTTGAGTCCACTTCCGAATTCCTTGCTGAACGAACTGATGTTCGGCCGGCTCACAGGAAATCAATCTAGGTCCACGACTATCCTTTGGCACAAGAATTATTTTTGCTACCGGATGATAAGGAATGAAATCCAAATCGTTCGGGCAAAAGCTGGTAAAACTCCTGAAAAAGGAATTCCACCACATAGCAAAAACGTAGACGAAAAACTCGCGATCAAGCGAGTATGTCCTTATGCCAAAATGTCTAACACAATCGGTAAGAGGCGGAACAAAAGTGAATTTATCACGATGTTCTAGGTTAGAAACCACGCCAGGTCCGTGAGAAGGGAATATCTCTCCATCATATGATGAGAATACCTCTTCAGTTAGATTTCGAGCTACCACCGTAGAAGCTCTATACCGGAAATCCGGTAAGGCATTATCAGTGGCAATGAACTCCTTAACTTTGTTTTCGCAAATGTCGTCATTAAATGGCAACACGAGCTTATAAGCAAAGAAAAGGATCTGCCTGATGTTTTTAACAACGTCAGGAGGAACATTGCTGCGGATTTGACCGTTTCGATGGAAAACACGGGCAAAGAGTGAACCGCAGAATGCGGGAATCTCACTACCTCTCCAACGTTTTTTAAAGTTGGAGGGAAGTTTGAACTGCCCACTCCCCAATGCAAGGTCAAAAGCCTTGCCTAGAAGAGGTAAAGTCTTTGTTAAAAAAGACATACCCTCTTTATGGGAGCGAAAAGTCAACGAAACCAGATCTCTCTGATTAGCGCCACATTCCGTTAGTAAGCTAGAAAATACTCGTAAGAGATCGTCTAGCTTTGGATTTTCACCTTTTGACGATATCATCATTTGGATCCTAGAAATGGACGAAAGCGGAGACGCATAAACCGTTTCCGAACACTCCTGATAAGATCTCACTAATGAAAGTTACCGTTCGGTTTCTTTCACTAGGGTGATAAAGGTTTCTACATCGCTAAGAGAGATACTCTCTTTAGTACGAGGAACCTCAACATCGTCGGCTAAATCGATCAGCGCACTAGTCTTCAATCGTCGGAGCAGAGCTTCGATGAGAGCGACTAGTTGGAGAATTTGATCAAGTGTCATTTTCTGCAATCCCAAAATGAAGGCGAATATAACTGTGCAACACTGAGAGTCAACGGTTAACGTTGGCCCAAAAGTAGTTGAGGCAGAGTAGTCGTAGAGTAGGTAAGATATCCAATTAATCTTGAAAGATTTTGGACGTCAGCCAACGCAAACGACTTGTTCGGTACCTTCAATTGGAGGGAAGCGCTAAGTATGTCATCGGCTTGGGGAATCCCATTAATGGTTACGTTCTTTGCGCGTGTAAATCGGGCAGTAATGACCGAAGTACCGCCAGGACGATAATCATTAGAGACCGTCATTAAATACGGTTCATCAGCCGTTCCGTGGGTGGTCGCAATATAGCGGCCCTCGGATTGTTTGGCATACGTATACTCTACTTGACCGGCAATGGTAATACCAGTACCGGAATAGAGTGTTAAAGGATCAGCTAAAGCCATAACTCACACCACACTAAAAGGGAAGAAAAGTGACTAAGAAAACTCGCATAAGCAATTATAGCCCATGCGTTGAATTCTCAGCTAGGTTAAACCTAGAGAGTCGCCCAGTAGTAACCTTTCAGTGATACTAACGGACTTCCTATCTTCTTCCGCGAGTAAGACCAAAGACATCCGCAAGGATGGCTAGTCTATCAACAGGAAGAGAAGGCAATTCAAGCCTTGGAGTTTGAAGCGTAGAGTAGTCGTCTTTTGTCGGAGCAAAAGGATCACGCTGATAAAGCGTAAAAATCCCTTCGGCACTCGTACGACCACGGTTGGCATTAAGCCACCATACTGCGTTATCATCGATAACGGAGTAACTCACGACAATCTTACTGGAGATAGTTCCCCGGTAAGAGACAGCTGGCTGAAACCAGTTGCCAGTCATGCTTTCTAAGTAGTTCCCGACGGGTAATACCCAGTCGACGAGCCACGAAAAAGGCACCGCTTCCCATACTGTCGCCGCGTCAGGGTGAAAACCCTGGACGTCTAGCATCATACGAGAAATGGCTCTGTCTCCACCAAAGTTTGGCGAGACACCATAATCAGGTATAACAACCGTGCCGGTACCATGTATTTTTACATCTACCGACATGTTGTATTCGATTTGGCAGTTTCCTGCTTCACCCGAATACATGTATGTATTACCGGAAAGATTTGAATGTCTAGAAGCATGGAATTCCATGTTTTTCTTAGACTTCATATCTGCTAGGCGGGCGTTTAGGAGATCAACAGTCGTGTTTAGGGCGTCATTAATACGCTTACAATCCTCAAGGAAAGGACGAATCCCGAATGCATAATCAGTGTACCTGTATTTTTCCAGGCTCTTGATCATCTTAGGGATATCTGTCAAATCCGAAAGGAAGTTTAAACTAGACCATCTCTCTTGATTTCCTAAGAACTGGCGATCGGCTTCCTTCTTGGCAGACCTAACTAGCTGATTTAAAGTGTCAGCAGCTATAGTCTCAAAAAGTGAAGCGATTTGACCTGGAGGGTGACCTCCAGAGTGACCAGTTAGGTATGTACCACTACCCAAATGTTGGGGGGTGGTATAAGGCTTGTTCACGTTTCTGATCTTCCAGTGTTTAACGGAAGAATCAGGCCTATTCACGCCATTGTTATTGTCATTTATCTTTTCCCACTTAAACAAGTAGGAGATAGGTTGACGGTACTTTTGGCCAGAGGCGTACGTATACTCGTGTGTCAGAAATTGATACTGATAGCGAGTTCGTGAACGTGAAGTGGACATAGAGAGAACATCCTGGCAATCGGTTTATTGAAAACCGATTGGGAACCATACGAGTGTAACATCCAAGAAAGGCCTAGGGACAGAGCGCGAAAATCGCGTCCGTCCTGGCCTGAGGAGGAGTGCACCCGTTGGCTACCGGCCCG